GCTTAACGCACAAATATCTTCGAACTACCATCGCTCACATTCAGGTTAAATATTGACTGTATTGTATATCAATTTAGTATAAATTATACCACACTTTTTGGCAGATGAAAAGAACTATTTTTCTCACGTATCAAAAGTATGGTTACGGCGGGGTTACCAATTATGAACTATGTTAGCCATTATGAAAAAACAAGTGAGGAAATTAACAACTACAAGTACAGTTCTCATAGCCGCTACATAGTCGGCTTCTCGGTCGTTAGCGAACGCTTTCTCACCTAAAGCCTTTGCCCAGATTCTCCAATATTTGGAACTTAACTTCAAGATGTTCTTCTTCCCATTTAACTTTAAATAGAGATTCTATTTTCTTCATAGGCAAATGTGTGTCGCAATCGTAATCACCTGGAATACGACTTAGATAAAATTCATCAATAACGCCTAGTGACTGTTCAATAATATTTGGTCCGCCGATTACCCAAGTAATAATGCCCGGATGATCTTCTGCAATTTTAGCAATGCTGCTAGTTAGCTCACCTTTGATGTAACCATCTGCACCTGGGTAGTCATCCTTGCGTGTAGTTACAAGAATATTTTTACGCTTAGGCAACGGGCGAGGCATAAAAGGATCATCCCAGGTAGTAGATCCCATAATAACAATGTGTCCTGCTGTGTTTTCTTTAAACCATTTTAAGTCTGTTGAATTGTTAGGCCACGGTAGTGTTCCGTCTTTGCTAACACCGCCTGTATCATCACAAGCTAAAATTGCTTTAATCATCCAATTTCCTTTTGAATGTCTTGCTTTTGTTTCTTTCTCAAACGCTTGTTGTACTGCTGCTTAATCTTTTTTACAGTCCCGGAGCGAGTGAGATAGGCATAATACTTGCGAGCCTTAGTAAGAGCATCAAATTCGTCTCCTCCTTTTAATGGAATTCTTTCTTTTTTCATAGATGATAGATAAGGGATCGTAACTGCTCTCTTCGAATGCAGTTGAAACGATCCGCTTCAGTAGGAAAATTTGTGAGACAGTAGTTAGGATAGACTACTCCTCTTGGAAAGTAGCCCTCCATGGCAGGTATGGCTTCGCAGCCTATGAACGTGACTCCAAGTAGACTAGCCAAAGTGCCACAGCGAACACAGTTCCAAACAGAATAAATTGCAGTTTTACATCTAAGGGCATAGCTATTCTCTCCAACCATCATATATTTCCAAAAGTGTAGGTTCCCCGCTGTAGTCATGTATTATGACTGAATATCCAGACTTCTTGACAAAGTTCATGAACTCCATCAAAGTATCCAGCTGGACTTCTTTTTCTTCGTCGTCGAAGCAATCACTTGTGTAGCGTACTATAAATTTCATTTAGCAGTCCGGGTCAAAGTCCATCCATTCGTCGTATTCAGAAGGTTCGTAGTAATCATCTTCTGGTTCGTAGTAATACTCTTCGTCCAGAATCTCATTCGTCGTAAGTTTCTTCGAGTCGGACTTTTCCTTTTTCGTCTGTTCGATACGATGCCCATACGGGGATCCCTTCTCGAAAAGTATCTTGTGCGCTCTTGTTTTCATAATATTTCCTCTCTAATTCTGGATGAAACCATCGTTGCTCAAATTTTGTAGATTTCTTCATTGGTACAAACTTAGGCATCTTTCAAGACTCCATTTTCCCAGTTCTCAGCCATTGAGATTGCATAGTGTTCACTCTTACCTGGAAGTAGTTTACGTTTGTAAAATTTACCATCAATGTAGAAATCAACCACATATGCTTGCTTACTTTCGTAGGTAAGCTCATCTCTATCAACATAGCGTGTGCTTTGTACTGTTGCAATCTTTTTAGACATCATCAGGTATCCATTTGCTGAAATCAGGCTCAGAAAAGTTACTGCCTTTCATTACTTTACCAAACTGATCTTTAACGGCTTTGCCATCTACGAGTTTGGACATATTGCTTCGCTGTACTTCTTCGAAACAGACATCTAGGTCAATACCGAATGAGTGTCCCATTCCATAGACTACATACAGAATATCTGCAAGTGCGTCTGCGACCTCTACCATGTCTCGATTATCTACTGCCCACTGCAGCTCATCGAATTCTTCTTCAATGAGATTCAGTCGAAGATCCATTGTATCCTGATCTGGAAATGCGGGTGTGATCTTTACTTCTTGATCGCAAGCAACCATAAACTCGCGAACAGCTTCAAAATTTGTTTGATTTACTTTCATTCTGCCTCTTTCTTTCTCTTAATTTTGCGGATTGTCTAGCTTTGTGCCGTTTGACAGAGGGTTTTTGATACTCCTGCCTACTTCGGTATTCGTAGAGTATTCCTGCGTTTGTAACACTTCGTTTGAATGCTCTCAGAGCAGCCTCTACGTTATTGTTTCTTACTGTAATTCTTGGCAAGTTTGCATCTCCTTTCCAGCTCGTCCGTTACTTTGGACTTTAACTTGGGCGGGGTATTTGCAGCCAGCAGAGTATTCTGCAAGGTTTGCAAGGAAGCAGCCTTTATGTAAGTATGCTTTGTAGAAACTACTTTAGTCACACGATCTGTTACCTTCTCACTCTTCTTCAGCTTTACGCCCATTTTTCACTCCTATTAGTTTTAAAACTTGTTCTTCTGTCCATCCTGAAGCTGCTATTACGTCATACATATAATCAGGCAGCTCACCATATTTTTCATAAAATTCTTTTTCACACGAGTAAGTTTCCAAACGTCCACCCCCTCTTTCTTAAATAAGATACTTGTTTATAAATTTGATTAGGATTTCTGCCAGGTAGCTTCACTTGTAAGTCTCCAAGCGAAATCTTTCCGTAATAGTCCTTTAGAATTTGTCTTTCTTTATCTGTCCATGTTTTTCGCATAATGTACATTATAAGGGAATACAGCTAAAATGTCAAGAATTATTTTTGCAAAACTTTTATTTAACCATCTAAAAACAAATCTTGACATTTTAGTAGAAATCCTGTACAATATATTCTAAACTAATGATACAGCTAATTTTTAGGAGTTGTGAATGGACGAACTTATGGCAGTATTCTTATTCTGCGTTTTTGGATGCGGAGCTACCTCTTGGTATTACGGCAGAAAAGCTGGTATTGAAGCTACACTGGAGTATCTTGCCGAAGAGGGGTACATCGAAATTGAGGACTAGAGCTTTACAAATGAGAGTTCAAAGAAATAACGCAGTTTCAAACAATATGATTCGTATGAAAAAAGAAGTTCCAACTCGAAAATGTGTTGAATGTGGTCGAGTATTTAAGTTGTATCTCGATCATCCGAATGTGCTTCATTGCAGCAAGGAGTGCATCGAAAATAACGCTGCAAAACTAGAAAGTAAGTAGAAACGCCGCAAGGGTTTCAAGAGCGTACCGAAAGGGCGCAAGGAGTAAAAAATGACTAGATTGTCTATGGCAGACTTTAATAAATTTTTTGTTGGGTTTGACCGCTTAGAAAATGACTTCTTTGCAAGTACAGTAGATGGAGGTTATCCTCGTTATAATGTCGTAAAGGCAGGAGAAGATTTCTATAGAATAGAAATCGCAGTACCTGGTTGGTATAAAGAGGATATCGAAATCTCGCTACATAAAAATGTACTTAGCGTAAAAGGCACTACAAAGCAAACAGAAAATCCGGACGAAACGTATGTCTATAAGGGATTGAGTGGTAAATGTTTTACACGCAATTTCCGAGTAGGCGATCATATTAAACTTTCAAAAGCGTATATGAATAGGGGATTGCTTTGTATTGATCTTCAGGAAAAAATTCCAGAAGAAGATCGCCCCATTACCATATCAATAAATTAGGAGAAGTCATTGAAAAGTTTAGATAGAACTCGAAAGAGAGACATCTTCGAAGCAAGCGTTATTTCGCTTGGGTTTATAGTGTTATCACTAGCAATTCCTGCTTCGATCTTAGCTCTCTCAATATAAGCAACAGCGGGGTCAGAGGAAACTTTGGCCCCATTTTTAATAGAGAAGCATATGAAAAAACTAGCGATAGCAGCAGCAATAGCCTTGTCCACACAGGCTTCTGCAGATGAAGCCACTTACACAAATGGAATTGCTAACATTATCAATAATAATTGTGTAACTTGCCACCGTATTGGTGGTATAGGCCCGATGAGTTTTGAAAGCTATGAGCAGCTTCGACCTTGGGCACCTCTCATTTCCTATAAAGTAGCCAGTCGAGAAATGCCACCATATGCCTATGATCAGCATATTGGCATACAAGACCTCGAAGGTGATTGGCGACTTAAACAGGAAGATATAGATTCAATTGTAGCATGGGTCAATGCGGGGTCTCCTTATGGAGAAGCTGACATTGTTCCACAAATGCCTGAAATGCCAGACCCAAATGACTGGCGTTTTGCAGCTATGTTTGGACAACCAGATTTAATTGTTCCCTCCCAAGCGTATGATATTCCAGCAAATGGAAATGACTTGTGGAGTAAGGAATTTGTAGACCCAGGCTTGACAGAAAGTAGATGTATCAAAGCTGTCCAAGTAAAGCCTCGGGGAGACGCAGCAGCAGTAGTACACCATGCTAACTCTGATGTATATATGTACGATGAAGAAGGTGAGTTAGTGCCATACGGACAGCTAACCGAGTACGCAATGGGTAAGTGGGGCGAAGTAATGCCAGAAGGTGTGTGCCGTACCATGCCTGCAAACTCTTTAGTACGCTGGGACATTCATATGTTTCCAGGTGGAGTTGGAGCAACAGCCGAAGGTGAGATGATCGAAGATAATGTAGTAGAGATCGGCCTTTGGTTTCATGAAGAAGGATACGAAGAGAATACCTATAATCAAGATCTTCGTTTGTATCCTTTACGAGAAGGCTATGAGAATGGACATTTAATTATTCCTCCTCATGGTTATGCAATGACTCAAGGCTTTCATTCTTTTGATCATCCTGTGAGAGTAGATAGTTTTCAACCTCACGGACACTTACGAATGAATGCTGCAAGTCTAGAGATATTCTATCCTGATACTGGACGTACAGAACAGATCAGTCAAATATCTAATTGGAGCGCAACATGGCATCACAGCCACATATATGCGGAAGATGTAGCCCCAGTTGTGCCTGCGGGAGCTGTACTTGTAATAAAGCAGTGGTATGACAATACTGCTGAAAATCCAAATAATCCTGATCCAGACCAGTGGGTTTATGGTGGTAGTCGAACGGGTGACGAGATGTCTCACGCGTGGATAGCTATTACTCATTTAGATGATGAAGGATATGACGCAATATTGGAGGAAAGACGTGAAAAAATTATTGGCGACGACTAGCCTAGTTTTTGCTCTACCAGCAGTTGCTCAAGACTATGCAACTGATGTAGCTCCGATTTTAATTGAGCAATGTCAGATGTGCCACAGAGAAGGTGGCATCGCACCTTGGGCTATGAGTAACTATCAAGTTGTACAAGGCTTCGCTCCAGTAATGAGAGAAGCTATTGTAAATCGAGAAATGCCGCCCGGACAAATCAATCCAAAGTACCGCGATACTATTATTAATCATCGAACTCTTAGTGATGATGAAATGAATACATTGGTATCTTGGATTGATGCGGGTGCACCTGTCACAGGGGACACAGATCCTCTAACAGAAACTGTTTACTCCACATCAGAGTGGGTACATGGCGAGCCTGATATGATTATTGAAGTGCCTGCTCAAGAAATTCCAGCAGTAGGAACTCTTGGCCCAAATGCGATTCCTTATCGTTACACAAGTGTAACTTTGGGATTGACAGAAGATAAATGGCTACGGGGTTCAGAATTTCTACCCTCTGAGCCAACTGTCATGCATCATATGTTGAATACTGTTTCTTTGCCGGGTGAACGTAATATGAATATACTTGGTGTATCAGGCGAAGGACAAGGAAACATGGACTATGCACAAATCAGTGCGTATGTTCCAGGAGGTACTCCTGACTTCTATGATGAAAATACAGGTGGATTGTTACGTGCAGGTTCAGTTGTAAATCTACAGCTACACTACACTCCTGATGGTACTGCAAGAACAGATGAAGCACGAATTGGACTGTACTTTCATGACGAAGGTGTAGTACCAGAGGAAAGAATGGCAGGTGACTGTGCTTGTATCTTCCCAAATACATGGACAAACATTCCTCCATATGATCCCAATTTTGTGCAGGAAGCTGAAATTGTTTTACAAAATGATATAATGCTGCATACTTTCTTGCCTCATATGCACTTTCGTGGCAAGAGTATGAAAGCAACAGCATACTACGAAGATGGCACTTGGGAAGAGCTAATTGATATTCCACGCTATGAGTATGCTTGGCAGTTATCATATACATGGAAAGAGCCGAAGTATATACCTGCTGGTACAATACTTCATGTAGAAGGAGCTTTTGATAACTCAACAGAGAATCCAATGAATCCAGACCCAAGCAGAAGTGTGCCTTGGGGACAGATGTCAGAGGATGAAATGTTCTTTGGAGCATTTACGTGGAAGAACTTGTAGGTTCTTTCTTTATTTTATCTATGTGTTATTTAGGCTTTGCCATAACACTCTATATATCTAGGAAAAAATGATGTACGGCGGTATCCCACTTTTTGTAATGTTTTGTTTGATACTAATAGTGTGCGATACCGCCCTTCATGTAATGATACAAATGTACTTTGAAGGCCACGAAGCCTTCTCAGGCACAGAGTCGTTAGACTTTGGAAGTTAGAATATGATAGCAAGTATATTTAGCTCTGTAGCGGGGTTAGGGCAAACTTGGCTAGAAGGCAAGAACGCGAAGATGAAAGCGAAGTCTGAAGCCGAAGCCCAAGTCATGGTTACAGCAGCACAAAGTAAGGCAGACTGGGAGTCTATTATGGCTTCCAACTCTGGCTCTTCTTGGAAAGATGAATGGCTAACACTATTATTTAGTATCCCAATGATACTATGCTTCTTTCCTCAAACAGTAGATTACGTTCATGCAGGATTCCAAGCGCTAGAAGAGATGCCAGCCTGGTATCAGTATACACTCTCAGTGATTGTAGCAGCTTCTTTTGGTGTTCGTGCAGCCGTAGGGTTTATGGGTAAAAAATGAATTTCGATATAAAAAGAGTAAGAGAACAACTTTACATAGATGAAGGAGTAGAGCACTCCATTTATGTTGACCATCTTGGATATCCAACTTTCGGAGTAGGACATCTCATTACAAAGACAGATCCTGAATACGGAGAGCCAGTAGGAACTCCCATATCTCAAATGAGAATAGACGCAGCTTTTGATGAGGATCTTGAAACAATGATCTCTGAGTGCTATTATCTGTATGGCGCTGGAATATTTCATCACTTACCTGGAGAAGTGCAAGAAATTCTTATTAACATGATGTTCAACCTTGGAAGGCCTCGTCTTGCTAAGTTTGTAAAGTTTAATCAAGCAATTTATGAACAGAAGTGGGAAGAAGCAGCAAAAGAAGGAAGAGATTCTCGTTGGTACAATCAAGTAACTAATCGAGCAGAAAGACTAATGTCACGACTAGAAACCCTAGAAACAGAGGAAGATATTCCTAAAACATTAAAAGAAGTAATAAAACAACAAACAGATAGGAGTCATAACCAGTGAAACCAGAAAGAGAAGATATGATTCGAGCAGCAAAAATGCATTTTCAAGCTCATATCGAAAAACATCGAATAAATGTAGAAACATATCTACATTACAGAGTAGGTGTTGCGGAGCATCCAGACATTATGCAGAGCATAGAAGATGAACTTGCTCACATAGCAGAGTACCATGATAAATTAGAAATGTTAGAAACCTATTTTAAATAATAATCTTGACATATTTGTTGAACGCTATTAAAATATACAGTATGAAATATTATAACCGACAACGACAAGACTATTACTCATATAGGGCTAATGTATGCAAAAACTATACATCCTCGAAATGCGAAGTAGAAAAAACAACCTTAAAGGTTGGACAGCAGGTGTCTATTCTGCAAAAGCTACAGCAAACTATGCGAAAGTGCTTGAAGAAAATAAACGGCCTCACTATAAAGGTCATATTCATACAAAAAAATTAAATGCAATCAGTAAAGATGCACTCGACCACTGGCCACATAGTTTATGAATTTATTCGTATTAGACACTAACCTTGACAAGTGTGCTGAATATCATGTAGACAAGCACATTGTAAAAATGCCCCTGGAAGTTGCTCAGATACTTTGCACTTGTATCTGGGTAGATGTACATCTAGGATTTATACCTCGTGCACTCACAAAGCCCGAATCAGCAAAGCTAAATGAGATGAAGAAAGAAATCAAACATCTTAAGCCTGAGGAAAGGCCTCTAACCCCCTATCTTCCCATGATGTACAATCATCCCTGTACAATATGGGCAAGATCTTCATTGGATAACTTTGAATGGACTCATTGTTATGGTAATGCTCTTAATGACGAGTATCGTTATCGTTACGGCAAAGAGCACAAATCTATTGCAGAAGTAGTAAATAAATTACCTCTCCCTACTAATATGGAGAGACTCGGTCTCACGCCTTTTGCAATGGCAATGCCAGATATACTGAAAAACGAAGAAGCTCCTATTGAAGCATACAGGGATTACTACCATTTGGATAAGGCTACTTTTGCAACTTGGTCACACAGATCAAAGCCACCTTGGTGGAATGAAGACTACGCAGATTATGACAAGAGAATTACAGCTAAAGGATGAGATAAGAATTTTGACGGGACAACTTTACGCCTCTTACGGCAACATAAAAAGACTGACAGAAGAAAACAAGCGTCTTACTGAGGAACTGAAAGACCTTAAATTTACGACTGCTCAAGAATACATGGAAGATATAGAAGATCAGGAAATCACCATGGCAGACTTAGAACATTTAAGAGACCCATAATGAAAGGAAAGAAATTCGACTCAGAAAAACCAGAGATGTATTTGCTCCCTCCAAATGCTATTTTAGAAGTAGGGGAAGTTCTTAGCTATGGAGCAAAGAAATATAGTCCGGACAACTGGAAAAAAGTAGCGGGGTTGGAGCAAAGATACACAAGTGCAGCACTGAGACATATTCTTGCTGCTATGTCTGGAGAAAAACTAGACGAAGAAACCGGGCTCTCTCACGAAGCCCATGCAATTTGTTGTTTACTTTTTATATTGGAGAATAGACTTGAAACGCGGAATCAAAAAGAAAGACCACGAGAACCTGTCGGACGCGAACATCCAACGAGTAATCGAGGCCTTGGAGTCCCCTTCACAGGAAAAGATTACGAAGCGTACTGCTTGCGAAATGCTCAATATAAGTTACAATACAACTAGACTTGCAAATATAATTCAAGAGTACAAAGACCGCAAAGAGTTTGTACGAAAGCGAAAAGCACAAAACAGAGGTAAGCCTGCAACAAACTATGAGATTGCAGAGGCAGTCACAAGCTACTTGCATGGCATTCCTGTTTCTGAAATAGCTTCTTCATTGTTTAGAAGCCCTGGCTTTATAAAAACTTTGCTAGAAAAGATAGGAGTTCCTGATAGAGGAACAAAGGAAGAGCAGGCACGAGTAGCGTATCTACCAGATAATGCAGTGTCACAGACATTTGAAGAAGGTGAGATCGTTTGGTCTGCTCAGTACCACAAAACCGCTGTAGTAAAGAAAGAATACACTATTGACCACCAGAACTCTTTGAAGGGTGTAAGTACAAAAGATTACGAAAATGAATACGCTTCTAAACTTTATAGTATTTACGTTGTGGAAGATGGAGACTGGTCAGATAGTTTCTTTCCAGGTGTTACATCAGGCGGGTTTTTTGCTTATTCACTTGCCTACGATTTGGGCAAGCTAGAACACTTAAAAAAGTATGGAGTTGATTTATCAAGATTGTAAAAAATAATTCTTGACAATAATGTTAAAAACCTCATATAATATATTTTCAAACTTACTGAAAAGAAGGAATATTTTTCATGGCATGGGACGAAGAAAAAAGACTGGTCGCCATTGCGGCCTATCAGGAGGGTAACCCTACTCCTGAGAATTCAATGGAACTCGTTAAAGAGATTGCAGAAGATCTGGAAGAAAGCCCCAACGGGGTTCGTATGATTCTAACTAAAGCGAATGTATACGTTAAAAAATCTCCTGCTGCTGCAGCCTCATCCTCTTCAGGCTCAACAGGTGGTACTAGGGTTTCTAAGCAAGCAGCTTGCGATGCTTTGATTGCTGCTCTGACTGATGCTGGCCAAGAGGTTGACGAGGATATTATCAGTAAACTAACTGGTAAAGCCGCGCAGTATTTTACCGGAGTAATCAACTCAGTAAATAACTAATAGTAGGCTAAAAGCACCGAGGAGTTTCGGCTTCTCGGTGTTTTCTTGCATTCATAGGTTTCACCTTGAAGTTCAGCAGTTGCAAAAAAGTTTGCTTAACCTGGTATTAAGGAGAAACAGTGAAAAAGGAAGAGCTAAAGGCTGTAGTCAGAAATTATGGCGACGCCATCATTACCTACAGGAGTGAAAACTCTAAGAAGCTAAAGTACAATGTTTGTACGTTAGACTTTACTACGGAGTACATTCAAAATAAGAAAAGTCGAACAAAAGAAAACGACTCTACAGTTTTATTCTTTTGCTGGGACACAGATTCTTATCGACTCCTAAAACCTAAGAATGTGACCAGTGTAGTACCCCTATCCTCAGTTTTAAAGAACCAGAGGTAGTTATGGAATTACACGAAGCCCCTGAGGTCTATGAACGAGTTATACATTATGATTCTGAAAAAGGCCATCAAGTACGTCTCACAATAAGCACCTTCCGAGGTGTAGAATACTTAGGACTGCGAAAATATTATTTAGACTTTGAAGAAGAATGGAAACCTTCAAAGGAAGGAATTTCTATGGCAGTAGACTTTTCAAATACTCGAGAACTTTTTATAGGACTGACAGAGATACTTTCTCTTGCAGAATCTAAAGAAGTAATAGAAGAACATTTCGCAGATTTAATCCAGGATATCTACAAATAATTCTTGACATTTTACCTAAAATTTAGTATACTATTCTTCACAGTTTTACAGAGGTAAAAAAATGCAAACTTTCTTAGACTATGCTGCTCAAAAGTATTTTGAGGGCGAGCCTATTCTTTCAGACGAAGAATGGGATAGACTAGCAGATAAGTATCATTATGTAGAAGTTGGGTTTCCTATGAACAAGGGAATACCTCACCACTACAGAATGTACTCTCTTCAAAAATGCTTCAATCTTACGAAGCCTCCTTTTCCTTTAGATGAGGTGTGCCTGAGTCCAAAACTCGATGGTGCAGCTGTGTCTTTGTTGTATGAAAACGGAGTTCTAAGACTAGCACTTACTAGAGGAGATGGAATCAAAGGACAAGACATCACAGACAAGATGCAGTTCTTAGTTCCTACAAAAGTCAATGTATCTTGGCCTTTGCAAATTACTGGAGAAGTAGTTGCTCCTTCAACTGTTCCTAATGCTCGTAACTATGCAGCAGGTGCATTGAACCTCAAGTCTACCGAGGATTTTTCTTTTCGAGACTTGTACTTCTTTGCCTATGAAATGCTGCCATATAAATTGGCTACTTACGATGCTGTTATGGCTATGCTTAGCAGCTTAGGGTTCAGAACAGCTTATCTTGACGATTGTTCTAAGTTTCCAACCGATGGAACTGTGTATCGAATAAACTCCTACGAGAAGTTTCAAAGCATGGGATATACAGCTCATCACCCAAAAGGTGCTTTTGCGTTGAAAACTCAGAAACAGGGAGAGATAACTACCCTGGTCGATGTTGAATGGCAGGTAGGTAAAAGCGGGGTCGTAAGCCCTGTAGCAATTCTAGAGCCTGTCGACATTGAAGGAGCTACTGTTTCTCGTGCAACTCTACACAACATAAACTACATACGAAGTCTTGATCTGAAACTTGGATGTCAAGTTGAAGTAATAAGGTCTGGTGATATTATCCCAAGAATCGTTAGACGCGTTGACCTTTAAAAAAATAAATCTTGACTTTTTATGTAAAGTCCCCTATAATATATACTTAAATTCAGAGGAAGAAACTTAGTGCAAAATATAGTATTTCCAAGTGCTTGCCCATCTTGCGGTGTAGTGCTAGAATTAAGAAATGATATACTTTATTGCACTAACGCGTCTTGTGGTGAGCGTAGTCTGAAGCAGATTGAGAATTTTGCAAAAACTCTCAAGATCAAAGGCCTCGGCGCATCCACCATTAAAAAACTAGAGCTTCACACTATTTGTGATATTTATTCTCTTTCTGAGAATGAAATTATCGAGGCTCTCTCATCTGAAAAATTAGGTAAGAAGTTATTCGTAGAGATAGAGAATTCTAAGTCTTTGTCCTTGAACGACATTTTACCTGGCTTTAGCATACCTCTTATCGGAAGAACAGCTACAGAAAAATTATCAAAAACTCATAAAACTATATTTGATATAACTGATTTTTCTTGTAGGGAAGCCGGACTAGGAGAAAAAGCTACAGCCAACCTTATTAGCTGGATGGAAGAATGTTTAGATTATTTCTGCACAACACTTCCTTTTGACTGGACTTTCAAAAATTCTGTAATGCAAAAACTCAAAGGAATTGTGTGTATTACTGGTAAGTTATCTAGCTATAAAACCAAAGCCGAAGCTGCAAAGGAATTGAAAAGCCGAGGCTTTCTTGTAAAATCAACTTTAACAAAGGATGTTACTATCTTAGTCAATGAGAGTGGACAGGAGTCCATTAAGACTAAGCAGGCCAAGGATAGAGGCTTAACAGTAATTGACAACTTATTAAATTTTTTGGAGAATTAGTATGGCAGTCCCTAAGTGGAATGACGAACGTACAGCAGCTCTTACTACTTTCGTAGGCGATGAGAGCCCTGTATCCCAAGCAACTGTTGCAGGCGCAGCAGAGAACTTGGAAACCTCAGCCCGTTCAGTTTCTAGCAAACTGCGTAAAATGGGCTATGAAGTAGAGCTTGCTTCTACATCTTCTAGCAAGGCTTTCACAGCCGAGCAGGAGTCTACTCTTGCTACTTTTGTCAATGACAACAGTGGTAACTACACCTATGCTGAGATTGCTCAGTATTTTGAAAATGGAACTTTCACAGCGAAGCAGATTCAGGGCAAGATCCTTTCTATGGAACTTACCTCTCATGTAAAGCCTGCTCCTGTTCGTGAAACTGTAAAGACTTACACTGATGAAGAAGAAGTTCGATTCATTGAGCTTGTTCAGAATGGTTCCTATGTAGAAGATATTGCAGAAGCAATGGGTCGATCTGTAAACTCTGTTCGAGGCAAGGCTCTCAGCCTTCTTCGTGCCGGTTCTATCGATGCTATTCCTGTACAAGCTACTACTAAAGGCAGTACGAAAGTAGATCCTTTGGCAGAGATCGATGATACTTCTACTCTTACTGTAGAAGAAATCGCTACTACTATTGGCAAAACTGTTCGTGGTGTTAAAACTATGCTTACTCGTCGTGGTCTGATCGCATCAGATTATGACGGCGCTGCTCGCAAAGAGAAAGCTGCACAGTAAGTTAGTTCTTTGAAGCGGGGGGTGTATTCCCTCCGCTTTTTATCGTTCGGGAGAAATGTGATTGAATCTAGCTAGTGCTTTTTTACAGCAGGTACTTAAGTGTCAGGACTCTGATACTTGGAGTCTTGTGCGTAAAAATTATCTGCCTAAAGAGTATCATACTCTTTTTGATGCAGTGACCAAGCATTCTGAGAAGTTTCATACGCTTCCCACTTTTGACGATCTTCATGCTGCTGTAAGAGACAGTAGTACACAAGAAAAGGTGTACGCTGTTCAGAATGGACAGGAAGTTGATTCTGATGCTTTTACACTATTACAGTATCTAAAGAATGAATACGCTCAAAAGGAGATTCTCACATCTCTCGACAAATATGTAGACTCATCAGTAGCATTTCTTGATGCCGAAGAGTCTATAAATGAGCTTCACCAGATTGTTTTGGATGTTGAAGAGAAAGTAGACATTCAAAGCCCTGAAGAGAGTATGCAAAGTATTCCTTTGTGGGAATCTGATGAAGATCTTCAGAGGTACGTTGCACTTGGTTTGAACGATGAATACGATGGCGAGATTCATTTCTCTCCCAGAGATTTGATTCTTGTCGGTGGTCGTCGTGGTGCAGGTAAGTCTATTACTTGTGCTAATATTGCAAACCGAGTCGTTGCCTCCGGAAAGTCTGCTATCTATTTCACTATCGAGATGGATAGCAGATCCATTCTGCAACGCTGCTGTTCAATCGCTACGGGGATACCATTCTCCAGGCTAAAGATGAAGAGCTTAAATGTTGTTGAATGGCAAAAGGTTGCTTCATGGTGGGCTGATCGTTATGTTGATGGTCAGAACCGCTTGAAAGAATATGATGATCACAGGGACTTTGATAAGTTGCATCACACACTCAAGACTAGCCACGAGCTTCTCCCGACTCAACAGCTAGACGTTGTGTATGATGCGTCTTTGACGTTACCAAAGATCAGAGCTACTTTGGACAAACAAGTTCAAAGGATAGCACCTGGAATTATCATTGTTGATTACATAAATCAAGTAAAGCGTTCTTCTGCTCCCTCTCGTGCAGGTCAGTACGATTGGACAGAGCAGATAGAAGTAAGCAAAGCACTCAAGTCGATGGCTCAGGAGTATGAAGTTCCTGTATTCTCTCCTTATCAGACGGATGCGACCGGAGAAGCCCGATTTGCCAAAGGCATACTCGATGCAGCAGATGCCGCGTATGCTCTTGAGACTTGGGATCAAGAAGATCAGTGCGTTACTTTTAACTGTGTAAAGATGCGATCAGCCTCCATGAAGTCCTTTACCTCCACAATGAACTGGGAAACTCTACAGATAGGCCCAGAAACCGCACTGTCCCCTAAAGAAAAAGAAGATGCGGATGTAAAAAGCGAAGAGAATATAGACGACATCTAAAAATATTTCTTGACACTTCTGTTATTTTTTAGTATAATATACTATTCAATAACAGGAGTAGTCATGTTAGTTTATACAAATACCGCTTACAGACCCCTCTCTCGTAATCGTAAAAAACTTGCAAAAAAGCCTCGCAAGGCTAAACCTGTGTGGAAACCTTATACTCCTAGCAACAAGGTTTTTCGCCCGGATACTCCAGACTATCCATCACGCACTAGCCTGGCTGGTAGCTGTGACAAGATAGATAACGATTACAAAAAAGAAATATCCAAGAATTATCCAGTAGCTCCTGCATACAACAAAGGAGCTTATCAAGTTATTTCAACCACAAACATTGAAGACATTGGTAAATGACAGTAGAAGAACTACTTAACAACAAGAAAATAACCTTTCAACCAAAAGGCAAAGATTTTTTAGTTAGTTGTCTGAATCCAGATCATGCAGATAGAAATCCAAGTATGAGAGTGGATCAGATTACTGGAGTATATAACTGTTTTTCATGTGGATTCAAAGGAAATGTATTTACTCTTTATGGTGAAAAGGTAAGTCAGTTACAAATACGCAGAGAACTTCTGAGAAGAAAAATTATCGAGAAACGTGCGGAGACTGTAGGCTTACCTTTTCCCTCCAATTCAGTTCCTTACATTGGTAATTGGAGACAAATCAAACCAGAGACATACAAACACTTCGAAGCCTTTCAAAATGGAAGCAGTGACCATGTGGGAAGAATTGTATTTCCCATTCGAGACATATCAGGAAAGATAGTAGCCTTCAATGGCAGACACACCACAGGTGGAGATCCTAAGTATAAAATATCTCCTCCAGGTGCAAAGCTGCCTCTTTTTCCTGCAGTATCTGCACGAAACGGGAAAATAATGCTTGTCGAAGGCATCTATGATATGATAAACTTATATGATAAAGGAATAAAGAATGTAGCGTGTTGTTTTGGCACAAAGAACATCTCAGAAGATAAATTATCTTTGCTCAAGATGCAAGGAGCCACACAAGTAGATATCTTCTTTGATGGTGATGATGCAGGACAAAACGCTGCGGAAACAATAAAAGCTATGTGCGAGAAAGTTGATCTCTTTTCCAGAAACGTATTTCTCAGAAATACTGACCCCGGAGCACTTGGCGAATCTCAGGTAAAGAAACTGGAGACTAAATTATATGGCTAAAGTTGCCTTAATAGAAACTAAACCAAGTAGAACAAACTATTCAAAAGAATTTGATAATGCTTTTGACTTCGAGCAGTTTCAACTCTGCTCAGACCCTACAATCAAGAAAGTCTTAAAACGAGACTGCGATCTTGATATTGATACTTCGCTGTACGACTGGATAATTCTGGTAGGTAGTGAAGCATTGAAATACTTTACAAAAATAAACTCTGTAACAGAATATTCTGGAAAACTAGTAGAAGATAAATTCCTGCCTGTTATAAATCCATCAATGCTTGCCTTCAAACCAGAGGCTAGAAAGACTTGGGAAGATTCCAAAACAAACATCATTCAGTACATCAGCGGAGAAAAAGTGGACAAAGTGATAGATGACTCTATTGCTTTTGGTATACAAGACACGGAGACTGCTAATGAATATCTTAGAAAAGCAATTGCATATGATAACGAATACATTGCACTTGACAGTGAGACTACTGGCCTATACCCTCGCGACGGGTATATGCTTGGTATTTCTTTATGCTACGATGGTAGCACTGCCGCCTATATAGATACTTCTGTCTTTGATGAAACTACAGAAGATCTTATGCGAGAACTCTTTGCCAAGAAAACTGTAATATTTCACAATGCTAAGTTCGACATTGCATTTTTTGAGTATCACTTCGATGTTGAATTTCCAAAATTCGAAGATACAATGCTGCTTCACTATTTGATAGATGAGAATCCTGGCACACATGGACTCAAGCAACTTGCAATCAAGTACACAGACTATGGCGATTACGAGAAGCCAATGTATGATTGGATAGATCAGTATCGCAAAGATAATAAAGTGCTTAAAAGTGATTTCTGCTGGGAATGGATTCCCTTTGACGTAATGAAAGTGTATGCAGCAATGGATGCTCTAGTTACTTTTATTATCTTTGAAAAGTTCAAAAAGATCAAAGAAAATCCTAAACTCAAAGCAGTTTATGATAATTTACTTATTCCAGGTACTCGATTCTTGATAGGTATTCAAGACAATGGTGTGCCTTTTGATGCAGAGCGTCTGTCATTCGCACAAGAACTCATGCAGCAAGATATAGACAAAGCAATTTCTACCTTGTATGAGAATCCTGCAATAGAAAAATTCGAGGCTATAAATGGTAAAGACTTTAACCCTAATTCTACTGTGCAACTCCGTTCTCTTCTGTTTGACTTTCTTGGTCTTAAGCCGGTTGGAAAAAAGACTGGAACAGGAGCAGACTCGACGGATGCAGAAGTACTCAATATACTTGCAAAAGAATCTGAAGTACCTGGACTTATCTTGGACATACGTCAAAAGTCCAAAATTAAGAATACTTACTTGGACAAAATCATACCACAGCTTGATAGAGACTCTCACCTCAGGACTGGATTTAATTTACATGGCACAACTAGCGGTCGGCTTAGTTCTAGCGGTAAGCTTAATATGCAGCAAATTCCTAGAGATAACCCTATAGTCAAAGGCTGTATCAAAGCGTCTGAAGGCAATAAGATTGTTGCTATGGACTTGACTACTGCCGAGGTTTATGTTGCAGCTAAACTGGCGCACGATGAAGCACTTATGGATGTATTTCGTTCTGGCGGAAACTTTCACAGTACAATTGCTAAGACTGTATTCAAGCTACCTTGTGCTGTAGAAGAAGTTGCAGATCTATACAGTACCGAACGTCAGGCTGCTAAAGCTGTTACCTTCGGCATTATGTATGGTGCGGGTGCTAAGAAGATTAGTGACGAAGTGACTAAAAGCTCTGGCACAATCTTTACTAAAGGTGAAGCTCAAGAAGTCATCACTGACTATTTCAACACTTTTCACAGTCTGAAAAAGTGGATTACTTACAACGAACGATTTATCGAACAGAACGGCTTTATATACAGCTTTTTTGGTCGCAAACGGAGACTACACAATGTCCATTCCACCGATAAAGCCATCAGAAGTCATACGATTCGTTCTGGTCTCAACTTTCTGGTTCAGTCTACTGCTTCTGACATCAACCTTCTTGGTGCAGTAGATGCCCATGCCCACATAAAACAGACAGGTATCAATGCAAAGATATTTGCGCTGGTACACGACTCAATTCTTGCAGAAGTTGTAGAGTCGGATATTGAAGAGTATTGTGAGATACTCAAACATTTTGTTCAGTTAGATCGTGGTGTAAGTATTTCTGGCGCTCCAGTTGGATGTGACTTTGAGATAGGCGAAGACTACTCAATGGGTAAGTTTAACAAACAGTATGGTTCGAACAATTAAAAATCTATCTTCTATACAGTTTCCTGTCTATTTACTACCTTCCTCTGATTGGGAGGTAGTAGATGGACTTCTTTTCATGGAAGGAAAAATCTTAGACGATAGAAACATGGCTGGAGACAGTTTAGGAGTAAGAAGGCTTCAGACTGAGTTTGCTTTATTTCCTCTGCCTACTCTTGTGTGGGATATTGTAGGAATAATCAAACAACGAACAAACTATTTCATAGATAGTGCAGGAATTCCGTTCATCTATGAAAAAACAAAGACAGTATCACTAAAGTACGAAAAAATAGTAAAGGTAGAAAGAAAAGGTATAGCAAGTATTATACGACTCAATGGAGTAAAAAAGGCATTAAAAGTAATAAGACCTCCAGAACCTGGAATGTCTTGGGCGGGTGTACTATTTCTTAATAAGTACCCTTGGGTAGTCTATGACTTCTCTGAAGAGAAGAAAAAGGACACGTGGAGAAAGGTGTAATGGCAAGAAAAAATAGGTTAATAGCAGCAGCAAACTTGAATCTGCAAGAAATAGAGCCTCTAACACAGAATCAGCTATTAGCATTTGAAGCCGACAATAATCTAGTATTACATGGAGTGGCAGGTACAGGTAAAAGTTTTATCTCCTGCTATTTAGGATTCGATGACATTCTAAAGAATGACAAAGAAAGAATAGTCTTAATCAGAAGTGCAGTACCTACTAGAGACATTGGATTTTTACCCGGAAACGAGAAAGAAAAGGCCTCTGTATACGAAGAGCCTTACAAAGACATTTGTATAGAGTTATTTCAGCGCGGAGACGCTTATGAAATACTAAAAACAAAGGGAATATTTTACTTTATGACTACCTCTTTCATACGAGGAGTTACTCTGAGAGACGCAGTAGTTATAGTTGACGAGTGTCAAAATATGTCTTTTCATGAGTTAGATTCTATTATAACTCGAATTGGAGAAAACTGCAAAGTAGTCTTCTGTGGAGACTTTAGACAGGCGGATCTAGAAAAGAATGGGCTGAAAGATTTTATTCGAGTACTAAAAGCGATGGGTAAAGAATTTACTCTAATAGAGTTTGAAATTAAAGACATAGTGCGAAGTGACTTTGTGAAGAAATATATTACAGCAAGGACAGACTTAGGTATATGAAAGCCGTTTTAAGCAATCGAATTTACATGGATTGCGATGAAAATTTACAAAGAGAAATCGATAAGGAACTTACTTATCGTATACCTTCGTACGACCCAAAAGAGCCACCTTTTGTCATAAAAAATATGGGAATAGTTAGAAAAAACCTAATCACTATTCCTATAGGCAGACAAGATTTAATACCTTCGAACTATGAAATTGTAGATAAACGATACCTAGAACCAGTTGAGTTTCCTGAGTTTAAGTTTGATCTACGAGAAAGCCAAGCAGAAGTATACAATGATATACAAGATAATGCTATCATCAATGCTTGGGTAAGTTGGGGTAAAACCTTCACGGGGTTGGCTATAGCCGGAAAACTCGGACAGAAAACTCTAGTTGTAACTCATACTGTACCACTACGAAACCAATGGGCAAAGGAAGTAGAGAAAGTCTATGGATTTACTCCAGGTGTCATTGGCAGTGGCAAGTTTGAGACAGATACTCCAATAGTGATTGGCAACACTCAGACTTTGTATAGAAACATTACAAAGATAAACAAGATGTTTGGCACAGTTATACTAGACGAGATGCACCATGTAAGTAGTCCAACTTTTTCCAGAGTTATAGACACAAACTATGCACGTTACAAAGTGGGATTGTCTGGAACAATTGAACGAAAAGATGGAAAGCACGTTGTGTTTCGTGACTATTTTAGTTCAAATGTGTATAAGCCACCAAAAGAAAATTTTATGCAACCATCTGTGCAGA